ACATGCCGACAGCATCACCGACTACGTTCATCTTGAGCTTGGCGCGGGCGTTTCCCGCTACGCTACACAAGGCGATAACACGTGGTACCAGCAAGGCATGCCGCATCAACTAGGCTTGAGTGCACCGGTGCTGTCAGCGGGATTCACCGGGCCGATCTACACCCGTGAATCGTGGGGTGTCGACTGGCACATCAACTATGTCAGCCTCGGGCACGTCTCTTCGCGATGCGAGTGCACGCCCGATGACGCCAACTACGACACGCAGACGCACCATCTTCGCCCGGTCCTGCATGCTGTCCCGAATGCGGATTTTGTTGGCAACGGGAACGCTCAGGGCGTCGCGCTGACGCTAGAGCCTTACTTTCGATACCGAGGCTGGCGCATCGGCGTGGAGGCAGGACTTTTCCCCTATCGTCCCAACTGGGACGAGACTGTCTACGGATGGCAGGGCGATATGAATGTCGCGCCACAAACCCTGCATGTCGATACGCCGCATGCATGGCAACTTGGCAAGGTGGTGGGCGTCTCGGTGGGCCGCGGGCCTTTCTCCGTGGCATACCAGCACTACTTCTTGCCCACTAGATATGACAGCGCCCACTCGCCAGCGATCTGGAAGGGCGCAGACGTAGTGATGGTGAAGTACCGGTTTTAGATCGGGTAGACCGCTCTGCCGGTGAGGCATAATACGCCGATGAAAAATCAAGCACTTGAAGGACTGAGAGGCGTTGCGGCGATGATGGTCATATTCTCCCATCTAGCGTTGACTTTTTGGCCCGGCACTCAGGCTCCTTTCGTCATTCACGGAACTTATCCTCAATGGGAGTTGACCATTTTCAACTCCCCGTTGTCTTTCATATACAGCGGAAGCCTTGCCGTATGCATATTCTTCGTGATGAGCGGATATGTGCTCAGCGCAAGTTTCTGGAAAACTCTTGACGCTCGCGGAATTACAGATCTATTCGCCCGTCGTTATGTCAGGCTTATGCCACCTGTCTTGCTATCTGTAATTGCCGGCTGCTTGTTGCTTAAAACCCGCATGATCCTTGCGCATGCACCGGATGCGCCGACTTGGATTTCATGGAACTACACACTAGCCCCTCGATTCGCTGATGCATTCAACGATGGCCTATGGCGCGCATTCCTCTTCGATGGGGCAAACATCTATAACCCAGTGATCTGGACGATGAAATACGAGTTCATCGGTTCAATGATCACGTTCTCAACCTGCCTGATCGGAGCGAATATGAGGCGCCGAGGCATCCTCTATCTCGTTCTGTCGATTGCGTTGCTAACGGGCGTGCATATGGGTATCTACTACGTGCTTTTCATCGGCGGCATATGGCTAGCCGATGGTCATAAGAAGCCGCACCCTCCGATAGCGAATTTTGCGCTCGGGGTGGCCGCGCTTTGGCTAGGAGGCTACAAGGACGGTTCATCGTGGCACGTACCTCTGGCGTGGCTTCATCTGAGTTTGAACGGCAACGCCACTCCCGCATATAACCTTTGCAATGCATTGGGTGCGTTCGTCATTGTAATGGTCGTTCTCCAAACGGAATCGCTAGCAAAGTGCCTGACTATGCTTAAAGAACTCGGCCGACGCTCATTTTCACTCTATCTAATCCACTTCCCGATACTTGCAACAGTCGGACTTATGATATATCGCGAGGCACGTCAGTCGGTCGGAGATAACTTTGCTGGGCTCATCGCTTCTTCTTTGGTGATCATTGTCTCTTACGTCGCATCAGGATTCTATGCGACATGGATTGATGACACTGCGATCAAGGCTTCACGACGATTCGCTGCGCTGGTTGTTCAAAACAGAGCCAGCGGTAGCAGCAGTGATGTTTGAGCGTCCGCTATCGCCTGCAGATGCAGCCTCCTAGCCGTTGACGGGGGGTGAAAATACCCAGTTCTTGTTCGTCAAGGTAGCCGTACACCAGCACTGAGGCCGCGGATTTACGTCGGTGACATCAACGAGCGTGCCAACGAACTCGGCCGTGAAGCGCTCCGAGATGGGAATTTCGCTTCCGGTTTCATCTATCACTGGCTCAATGATTTCCATCACGGTTGGTTGAGGGAATGTTGAATCTATTCGCGCATATATGTGCATGATGATCCTTATGCGTATTCGTAAATAGTCACCTGCCCGTGGATGCCAGCGCCGCCAACTTGTGCAGCGCCGCTTGCAGCGGTAAATGCTCCACTGCCGCCTTGGCCGACCTGAGTTCCCGGGCTACCCACGCCCGTGCCAGCGACACCGACAATGCCGCCGCTATAGCCTGGCGAAATACCGCCGGTACCCGAGATTGCAGTTCCAACAGCGATGCAAAGCGCAGATTGACCAGCGTTACCCCCTTGAATTGAAATCGTCTGTAGCACGGCACCAATGCTTGCCAATGGAAGTGCAGCCGCATTCCCGCCGATAAATGAAGCGGTCGTCGGCCCGAGAACATTCCCTCCAGCGCCACCCGGGCATGATGCAAGAGTACCCAAGCTACTGGTTCCACCTGTTTGACCAGAAGCTCCCACCGCACCTGTAGTACCACCGGCGCCGACAGTGCAAGCAAGCGTGGATACGCCGCTCAGAGAAAATCGGACGACTGCACGGCTACCAGAATGGCCACCGGTACCGAAGCTGTTCTGCCCCGCCGCGCAGGCGGCGCTCCCGCCGCCTTGGCCGCCCGCTCCCTGCACATCGGCAATTGCGGTAGTTGCGCCGGGCGTAGGCGTATAGGTAAAGCTTCCCGCCGCGTTGAATACCTGCACATTCAGCAATCGCCCCGTCGCCTGTCCGAGTTGCATTGCATGCTGGCTCTGAGTGGCGGGTGGGACTTGCTGCGCCCCACCCGTGCATTCCATGAGCACGCAAATCGGATTTCCGCTATTCACGCCAGCGATCGTCGTCCGCATTAAGATGGCTGTGCCGTTCAGCAGCAACTCGCCGCCCTGCAACGGTTGAAGCCCCAAGCCATAGATTGGAATGGCGGGCAGCCCGTCCGGAGCATAAGTGGACGCGCCTGTGTTCGTGTGGGCAATCTTGACCGCCTGAACAATGCCGTCGACCCATGTGGGTGTGCCACCCCCGACCAATGGCGTAGGGTTCACTGCTGCGTACGCATTGACTGCGCCGGTATCCGCTAGAACAACCGTGCTTTGCATCAAACGCTTGATAGCAGCAACAACCTGATTGTTTTTCGTACGGTCCGGCGCAATGGACGCCGCTGCCAGAATTGCGATTAGCTCTTCCTGAATAGCGTTGTACTGATATGCGGGCCATTGCGTTGCCGGTACATCCGTCGCCGGATTACCATCCGTGGCGAACTGCGGCGTCCCGGTCGCCGGCGCCGTATCTGCTTGCGCTGCGATGACGGAGTTCGGCGCGATTAATCGATCCATTGATGCCTCATGAGTAGGAGAAGAGAACGGTCGTGTGAGCCGGGGCGAAACGCTGAAGCTCGCATTGCAAAACGTTGTTGCCCCAGGAGGCGAAAGGCGTACCAAACGATCCACCGAACTGCAGGCTGTTGACGGTGAATGTCGGCGCGTTCACCTGCCACGCAAATGCCCATGCCGTACCGCCAAACAACGTGCCGAAGTTCTTGCCGAACCGCGAGGGCACGAACTGCGTCACCGTGATCGCATAGCCCAGTGCGGCGGCGACAGCGGTGTAGTACGCGATGGACTGCCCGCCCGTGGCCGTGAGGCGCGCGACGACCTGCGCAACGCGCTGCTGCGTTGTTGGTGCGGGGCCAGCACATGGATCCGGTAAGCCAAGGGCCGCTTCCCACTCCGGCAGAAGCTCGTACGTCGACGCGGGAAAGCCATCGGTGATGACATTGTTGGCTCGGGACGTAAGCCGCGTATACGTGGGTGCGCAGCCCGCGAGGGTTTTCGTTTGAATGGCATCCGCATCACGAGGCCATACACGGCCGCGCGGCATCAATGCCTGCAGCGCGGCCAAAAAATCAGCGTCAGTCAGTTCGGGAGCGAGCATGGCGATCAGGAATACGTTACGGTGCCCAGCACCGGCAAGGAACCAAAGCTCCCGGTGATGTTGTCTGGGTAGCTAGTTGGGACGCCTGCGATCACCCCCGTGATCGATTCGATGACAAATCCCGCCGTTCCAGCGACTGCGCCGATAGCCGAATTGATATCGGATCTATTGACGGTCCCGGCGCGCGGATCGCCGCTGCGAAAGAAGACGTCGGAAATCTGCGTTTCGACCGCATTGCGCGTTGCCGTCGACCATCCTGAAGATCCCGAAAGAACGAACGAGAGCACGTTCTGGATGGGTGCGCATATATATACGAGTGCGGTCACAGGCTCCTCTGTGACCAGCGCGTCCGCGACTACCAGTTGATCCCCCGTCGCCACTGTCCCACGCGGCAGACCGCCGGGGCCCTGATCATGTTGTGATACCCCATCGTTGCCTTGCGGAAAGCCACCATGCTCTGCCTGCGCGTCATCCAGCATGATGTATACGACCACGGTGCCGGCGCCGAAGCCATTCGGCGCGCACCACGCACGGGTGACACCGGCCACGTCAGTCGCCCATTCCACATAATCCGGCGCAGCGCCGCCCTGCGGAGGCTGCTGGTACTTCGCCAGTACGCGCGCGCGATAATCTTCCTGATCCTCGATGTCGGCGCCCGATGAAACCGTGCCGGTGACCGCACCGGTTGACTGGATGCCGTCGACGGCGATGCCGAGGGCGACGACGGTACCGGCGTCAGCATTGCCAGCAACCCCCGCGACGTCGGCTACGATCGTCGCTGCGACCGACGTTCCCACGACGGTCTGCGTGCCCGACGTGGTGTAGGTCGCTCCATCGCTTCGCACCACTGGCGTATCGTCGTCGAGCGGCTTGCCGGCGACACCCGTGAACGTCGCCGACAGGATCGCGGCGCTTGCATCCTTCCGATAGACCTTCTTCAGCGCCCCCCACGCCTCGAGATACTCGCCATCGGCCGTGAAAGGGTTCGTCTGTTTCGCGATCCAGTCGAGGTATCCATATTCCTCGTTGGTCATGCCCGCGAGCACGACGCCGATGATTTTTAACGCCGCGAAGCGTAGGAGCGGATCCGAACCCTGCAACGCGGCCGCAATGTCTGCCATCGCGTCAGACCGGATCTGCGCGAGTGTTTTTCGTGCGTATGGCATGTCAGGCTATCTGGTTCCAGGCCCACGCGTAGCTGAGCGCAGCTGCGGTAGTGCCGTCTTGGTTATAGAAGATGACCTGCAGTCCGAGAAACGACGTGCGCACCCATTGCGCAAAGACATCGATGCGCGCCACCACGCCATCATCGATAAACCACTGCAACGCCTCGCGCGCATAGTCGACCGCGTTATTCAGGGTTTCCTGCGTCTGCTTGGCGCGCGAGAGAAGCCAGAGGCGCGAGCCGATTGGCTCGTCCTCGCCAAGGTCGCCCCACCACCCACGAGGGTCGTCGGTGCCGTCAGGGATAACGTCGTCCGGGTTTGCGATCCGGTCAGTGAAGAGGCTGATCAACGCCGCGCTGGCCAGATCGTTGCCAGTGACGAGCACTGGGCCCAACAGCTGCCAGTCGCCGCGGCTGTTGTCGACGTCCCATACGAGAGAGATATCGGGCATTTTTATTCCGTCTGATTCGGCGGATTGGACGTACGCGTCGTGCCGCCGCTTTGGACGTTCGGGACGTCGTGCGTGTGGCCATTAGCGACCTGCCGCATGCCTGCTACCGTTCGTGTGTTCGTGTTGCAGTTATCGAGAATGTCGCCTGTGCACTTAAGCATCGGCGTATCCGCGGTAATCTCAGGCGTGTTCGTGATGATCATCGGATTACCGCCGCCATTGATCACAATGCCGCTCGCAGTGAGATAAACCGACTGCCCAATGTTGTCGTGGATGGCCACCTCGCCGGTCGCGAGTTGCTTCATGCGGTACTTCGCATTGCCGGTCGCGATCACAACACCATTCGAGCGATCGCCGCCGGCGAACGCCACAACAGCATCCGAATCTTCTGGCGGGTTCGAAGTGAACCCGTACTCAGCGCAGCGCGGCAGGTTATCAATCGTCTGCAGGGGATTGAACTTGACCTGCATGATCTGAATGCCGGCGCTGTCATTGACGACCTTCACGAGGCCTTGCGCGAGCGCGCTCATCACGCGCCTAGCCGTCCTGTCGAGATAGGCTCTCACGGCGCGTTGGGTGCGCCGATCACGACGTCCGGCGAAAGCGGCTGCAAGATTGTCGGCTCAGGTTTGAACGCGTCTGGCGGCATCAACACGAGCTCCGCGTGCGTCCCGTCGTCGTCGAGCACGTATGTAACTTCGGCGATGAGCATGAAGGTCTCTTCAGGAATTTTCAGGAACGGCAGCACGACCGGCACGAGGGTATTGGGCGTCCACAGCAGCCCATCGCCGTCGCGCCAGCTATCGATTCGCGCATGCACCATTTGCGATCTGCCCGCCCGCCGCGCCGCTTCCCAATTCGCGCGCTCCTGGGCGATGTTCCGACCGGCCTGCACCTGCTCAGAAACGATGTAAAGCTTGCGATGACGGTCAACGGTGGCATCGGTAGCGGTGGCAACTGGGACGAGGTTGGCACCGGAGTCGCCCATGGTTTGCATCGTCAGAAGGTACGCATCGATCTCCGAGTAACGCAGGTCCGTGCCCCATTCAAACTCGGCTTCTTCGACGTTCTGTCCTTCGGTGAGGCCGGAGCTGTGGGACTCGACGCCAGCGCGCGCGAGCCGCAAATTACCGTCCGGAAGGTCGTACGCAAGCAGCCCGGCGTAGCGGGATATGCGCTCTATCACCTCAAAAGCGGTTTCGCCGATCATCAGGTTTATCTGGGGGATGCTCGGTCCGTCGTTGCCATCGCTGGTCACAGTGATTCCGTACGGCGCGGCAAGCTTCTGCGCGATCTGCAATGCATTGGATCCACTGATCTGTCCGCCTTCCCATTCGGCGCTGCAGTCAACCAGGTCCTGACACTTGCTTCGACCCACCACGCGGATACGGTGGGACTTGCGGTCAAAACCCGGGATTACCCGATCGACATAGCCGGTGATTACCACATCCGCCCCGATCGCTACAGCGCAGCTCTCGCCTGGGATGACGCTGATCTGCTCGAGGTCGTCCGGATACCTGTCGGTCATCTCGATATCGAAGTCGCTGGGCAAGCGCTCGACGCCGCGCGTAACGCGAATCTTCGTCCAGCCGCCAACGCTTGCGCCGTCCAGAATCAAGGTCAGATCGTCTGCCATATTCAGGAAGAAAGCGCTCGAAAAGTTTGCGGCATGAACGCTGGATGAATCGGATCCACCTGAGCGACGAGCTCGCCGGCGCGGCCAGCATCGCGGTAAATGCGATGAGCGAGCACCAGCGCCGGCTGATTCGCCTTCACGTTGAATGTCTTGATCGCTGCGAGGCCAGCGCCGCGCTTGTTGAGATCCTGTACGACTGCCGCGCGCAGCGAACGCAGCGCCCCATACGCATCATCCTCACCCTGATTCCCGGCGACCTCGATCTCGCTGTCAATCAACGTTGTAACGGCATCTCGCACGCTGGCCGCGTCATCGGCCGACGTCGGTTGATACGTCGAGGCCGCCAGCGCGACGCTTCCGATTGCCGCGCGGCGAAACAGATCTCCGCACGCGGATTGCATCGTTGCCATATTCGTGCCGATCACCGACGATGTCGTGGGCGTCGCTGGCTGGAAGTTGGCCAGCGACGTGAGCAACCGGATTCCATCGGCCGGCGCCGGAGCGGCTGCCAGAACCGCGGCGGCGACGCCGCGAGCTGCCGCCGCAAAAGCGTCCGTCGAACTCGCGTCGAGCCCGGAGGCCGCAACGGCCAGCACGCCGGCAGCCGTAGTCACAGCCGTGCGGGCTTGCGTCGCCTGCGCGATGAGTTGATCCACCGTCAATGACGACGATTGCGCAGGCGCCCCCGGGTATTTGCTGAATGTCGGTACCGTCGCGCTTCCGGCAAAGCGGCCGAATGACCCTGGCAGGTTGAAAACGAGCCGAACGAGATTGCGCGCATCGCCGACGATGTTTTTCGCGTTCGTGTACCAGGTGAGTGCCGTGCTGGTCGCCATCCCGACCACCGATGCACCATAGGACAGTGTGGAGAGCGCGCGCGATGCAAATTCGGCAGCGGCCGACAACCCGAGTGCATTCACTGCAGACGAAATTAGACTTGTGGTCGCGTTCGCTGCCGTCGGGAATACACGATCGCCGCTTTCGACAAATTCGAACTGCAGCTCGAAATAGCGGCCCTTGTCCCAGCGCTCGATAACGCGAAATTCCATCACACTGACCGTGCGACGCCCGTATGTCGGATGGATCAGTTCTCCGGAGTCCTCGGTCTCGCACATGGCGATCATGACGTCGCGCTTCTGGATAACGTCATCGCCGACCAGGTAGCCGGTCACCTGAAAGCGACGGGCCGCGCGGCCCATATCCTCCGCCCATGGTGTATCGCGCTTCGGATATTCGTGCAATGCGTTGCGGCGCCCGAACGTGCCGTCCGCTGCGAGCGAGACAAACTGCGTGCCCCGGAACGACGCCGGGCGCAACTGGTCGAAATAGCTTCCGATCGATCCGCCGAGCCGTGCCGCAAGAGAACTCGCAAGGTTGGAAATTCCCGACGTCGTACCCAATACGGCGCCTGCGCCCCCGCCGATATTCATGTTGCTGCTCCCAGATCCATCGTGGTGCCGGTCCGCACATTCGCGCTGACGTTACGCGACGAAGTAACGGACGTGCGCGTGCCATGCGGCGCACCTTTGAGACTGATATCGACCTTGACGACCGACTCGCCAGGGCTTAACGAAGCCTGTGTGGCGCCAGAAGACGGCTGATTGGCCGGAACGATCGCTTCGCCGGGCCCCAGAGAAGCCTGAGGATTGCCAGTCCGCCCGGGACTGTCAGGCATCGTCTGAACGGCGCCAGAGGGGCCGTATATACCGCTAAGCTGCGTCGCGAACTGCGCGCGCGCTGCTGCCTGCCCTTCCGCGTCCTTCGGGCGCTCGTAAAGACGGGAAACGACGTCCGCGGCCTGCGCGGCAGTCGTCGTGTTGCTGAGCGCGGCGCCGGCCTGTCGTTCCTGCGGGCCACCGTTGCGCAGCTCATAGTCGACGAAACCGAGTTGCTGCTCGAGCGTCGAGTTACCTATCCAATTGCCGGCCCACTTCTGGAAGGCGCCCTGCCGGTCTTTGTGCCATTGGGCGATGCCGTACGCCTGTCCGTTGTCCCCTACCGCGGTCGGGTCCACCTTGCTTTCCGTTTGAAGATTCGCGGCAATACCAAGCGCCTGTGCATGGCTCCAGCCGCGAGATTCGAAGAACTTCACCGCTGTGGTGGTGTTGCCGTTGACGCCAGCGGCTAGCTCGGCGTTCGTGCTCAGACCGTTGCCCCTCAGAGCATTGCCAAAGCGCTCCGCGCCTTCGCCCACCCGCGACGCAGCATTGCTCACGCGAACGAGCAGCTCGTACGAACGCGAAACGAGGTCGAAGAACTCGCTCGCCCCCTTCTTCGCCTTGTCCCAGTCGAAGCTTTTGACTTCTTCAGACAGCCAGCGCACTGCGCCGGCGAGCCCGTCGACGATCTTCTGCTTGTTCTCCGGAACCGCGAGCCACTCGGTCATCAGCTCGATGGCCGGCTGCAGCACCGGGATCAGCGCATTGCCCAATGAATTGCGCAGCGACTCGACCGATATCTCGAGCTTCGAAATGTTCTGCGCGTACTCGTCGGCCTGCCTGATCGACTGGCCGTCCATAGTCGCGTGCAACTGGTCGAACTCGCGCACCAGTTCCTGAATGGCGGCCGGCCCCTTTATCAACAAAGGCAGCAGCGATTCGACGCCGAACGCCTGTGCAATCTGGCGCGCCGACTGGATGGTGCCGCCGGCTCGCATGTTCGACTGGATGGCCTTGGACACATCAAGCAGCGCACGCGAGGTGTCAACGGCCCCATCGGCCGTCTTGTGCAGTCCGATTCGCCAGGCGCTCATCAGCGCCAGCGCCTGCGGAGCACGCCCATTGACCGCGCCCTGCATCGTGTCGCCGAGCTGCTCGAGCGACGCATCCATGCTGTCCGTCGATAGGCCTGCGAGTCTCGCTACGCCGCGATACTGCTGCAGCTGCGTAGTACCAATCCCGATGATCGACGACGTACGGTCGAGCTCCTGGCCTGCCCGTCCCCACCCGGTAATCAAAGCCGCCAGGCCGGCGATCGAACCGAGCCCGCCGAGCAACCCGAGCGGAGTGGCAATCATCGCCACCTTTCCCGCCAGAGAACCGGCCGCGCGCGCCGCCGACAGCAGGCCCCCCGTCAGCCGCGACAGCCCGGTCTCACGGCTGAGCGCGCCGAGCGACTTGCCGAGGTTGGTGACCGGCGCAATCGTGCCCGCGATCGATCCTTTGACCTTGCGCACGGTCGACGTCGCGCGGTCAACAGCGGTGATGACGAACTGAATCTTATTGGCCATTGGGTGTTCCAGTCGCGCTCCGGATCCGATGCGCTTCCTTCAGGTGCCACTCTGTTTCGGACCAGGTCATCGCCCAGACGCTGGAAGGCGGAATGCCCCAGAAATGAGCGATGTCCGCTATCCACTGTTCCCAGTCGTCGGGCGCGTATGTAGCCTCGGCGGCGATCAGTCGTCCGAGCCCGGCCGCCGCCCGATCTGAAAACCGTTGAAGTAGCCTACGGCGGTCAGAAAATCGCGAGCGCACATCGCGCGAACGGTCTTCTTTGGCACCTTCGCGACATCGGAGATGAGCGCGATCGAAGCGGCAAACGGGCCGCCCGCGGCGCGCGCCTTTCGGCGCTGAAGATTCGTTGGCTCGCTGAGCTCGAGTGAGGCCGCATTCAGGGCGGTCTCGTCCTCGGTGAGCTTGATCGGCACCTGCAGCGGCAGCGTCATTTCGTCCTCGCTGCGTTTCTCCGTAGGGCTGACGCCCTCGGCGAACACAGCAAAGAAGTCCTCCGCCTCCTCGATCTGGCTGCCGTACATCTGGTCGACCGCGTCGATCGGAACGGAGGAAACGATCGCGATTAACGCGACTACGAGCCCGTATTTGCCGGCGCTCTTTTCGGCCGTCTCGTAATCACCTGCCAGCGGTTCGCGCAAGGTCGCCGATTGGTACGTCTTGGCGCCAGCACCGGCGCCCACCGTAATTTCCTTTCGGAAAACGATAGTTCTGGATGTTTCCACCGATCAATTCTCCGTTACGCTCGGGCCTTCCCACGTGACCGGCGCAGTCGCGTCCTCGGCCTTGGCACCCTGGGGATCGACGGTCCACATGTTGCGACCGATGATCGTCTTGCCGTTCGCCAACTCGACGGTGACCGTGACGTTGTCCATCGCATTGATTGCCGCGAGTGAAAGACCGCCCATATCCCGCAGGGTCGCTTTGATCTGGCCGGGCTTCGGTTTCTCGCTGAAACCATCGACCCCAGACTGTCCAGACAGCGTCTCGCGCGTAACGACG